AATCGAAATAAAAATAAGTGGGAGCTAGCCCAAATTATGAGCTAGCTCCCTTTTGTTGTAGTTGTATCTACAGACCCAAATTAAATTTTGGTTTAGTACGGACCAGCGCCGCTGACTACAAGCAATTCGCCTGTCTTAGATTCCCACGAGAAGGTTTCATTCATCGATTGATTAACCGAATCCGAGTCACCCTCTGCGGTAATTGTAAATGATGGTACATAGTAAGTTAATAGAATCTGACTTGGATTTGCAGGATTCCGAAGCTGAATCTTTAACGATAATGTATCAAGAGCGAACTCCATATCATTCTCAACTGTAGTGTTTGGTACACCCTCAAGAATTGCTAGAAGATCATTGTCAGTCTTAAGAACACTGATATCACCAGTAACACTTGGAATACCTAATTCATAACCGACAGGCTTACCTAGCCCGCCCATCTCCAAAATCTGTTCCGAACTAAACGCTACTCGAACAGTAGCACTCTGAACACGCTTGATATCATTTACTGAAATTGTTAGTGGAACATACTTGCCCTGAACCGCAGCAGGAGCTACGTCATCAAGAGCCTCAAACTGCTTGGTAGCAGTTGAACAATATGTTACCCAAATTACATCATTTGCCGCAACATTGGAACCAGTGAAGGTTAATGTTGAGCCACCAACGGTAAAGTCAGTACCTTCATCAATATAACCAGTAGAGCCATCTGTACCTGTTCGGTAAGCACTAATAATATAACCAGAGGTTCGTGTTAAGTACGTTGGGGTATTAGTAAGAACTATTGTGCCCGATGTAGTTGTAAGGGTACTCTTCTGATAGAATACTGGCTGACGGAATTCTTTCTTGCTGTTAGAACTAAATGTGTAGGTAACTGTAGAGTTATCCGATACACCGAACGAAGCATCCATGCCTGTTACGGTGGCTCGCTTTACGTAGAGCGCATTAACAATATTCTTAGTAGAAGAATCTCTTATCTGCCCGATAACATCAGCACTCTTAAACTCAGTAATCGAAACACCCGAGACAGGGAATGTCGCAGGAGTATAACCAGTTAGATGTGAATAAGTATTGTGACTAACATCAAATGCTTCCATAGTAACTGTAACTTCTGGAATTTGCTTAGTAACACCTACATGTAGAACTCGACCCAATTCATCAATTGCAGTAGTTGCATTGGTCATGGGGAAGTCGAAACGCTGAACGCGAGCAGCAGCAATTAAACCTTGTGGCGTTGCAATTTGCGGTTGTAAGTCGCGGGAATGCACCCGTGCTCTCTTTGCCATTTGTCTTTCCTCCTTATAGGATTAACTTAATTATCCATTAAACCTTTTTGAAGCTGCACCCGCCTATATATGTGTCAGGTGTCTCTAATATTTATAATCGTTATTTTATTACCTTTTAGGGCGCGTAATAATGACTTTCTAGTGTAGCCCTTACAACTCCGCGCCAACGCTTTAATTTTGGATCAGTTAAAAGTGGGGGTAATGTCTCAGAATAAATAGAACTTGTATCTTTACAGATGAGTGTACCTAATGTATTATCGGAGGGGTCTTTAATTAATACTGCTTCTAAATCTATAAAATCCATACAATCATCTGTTATTGCTTCTGCGCGATCTTCTGTCTCCATATAACAATCTATTTGTATTAATCTTCGATTTAAATCTTCGCTCCCCCTGCCGCCAATTTGTAACTCTTCTTTATTAGAGGGTAAAAAATGTATAGCTACACTTGGAACTTGGATAGTTTTCTCACTCTTGAATCCCTCACGAAACTCTAACTCAGTCCAGCCCAAGCCCCCTAGATAATCATTTAAAGCATTTCTAAAAGCTCGTAACTCGTATTGCTTTCTAGCCATTCACTTACCCCTTATTAAACTTTGCTGCAATTAAATTTAATTCCAAACGCAGCATACCATCAAATATTGCCGTTAAATCAAAAGTTACTTCTTCAACAAGAGGATAGGGATAAATTATAGGATCAAATTCTGTCTGTCCATATTGAAGTAATAACCATTGGGGAGCTTTATCTCCCCATGCATCTAATCTTGCAGCAATTGTTTCGTTCCATACTCCCGCATAATTAATACCGTGCCAAGTCTCGCCGTGAAAAACTCGTTGCCATGCTTCATAACGTTGTTCAGTATCATTCTTTAGTGGTTCGCCACCATAAGGTAAATCTACTTGACCCCCACCCTCTATTTTTGCACCATAATGATAGCCTTCTTGTAATTCTTCTGGTGTACCTAATTGTTCAAAATCTATTAATAATTCTGTCGGTCCAGTAATAATGATGTTATCAACAGCGGCTAACATTGGCTCAATATAGGCCAAAGGAAATGCTTCATCTCCTGCATTTGCTGCGGCTTTTACAAGGGTAGCTGCAATTGTTGCGCGTGCTTGCGGAGTAAATTCAGTAGAAGCAGTCTTGAATGCTTGCTCTACTTCCTCAGAAGCAATGGATAATTTATTTATTAACTTTTCGAAACCACTAATTTCGAAGCGCATTATTCTGCCTCTAAGCCAAAACCAATATTTGTATGAATATCCCTAACTAAATCATTAATATTATCTAATACAACTTTTCTGACATTAGCTGAAGTTAATTCGCTACTACGTTCTAATCGTTCAACTTCATTAAGTATTAATCGTAGATACGTTCGTTTGCGTGATTCTATGTCAGAGGCAAGTTCCACGAGCGCAACTCCGTTAACTTTATTATGCTCAAAAGCATTGCCGCAATGTGGACATACCACTACGTTCTGCATTATTGTTACCATTTCCTTTTCCCCTTTCCTATTGACGATCGCCCATTCCGTTACAGATAACTCTATAACGATTTATATCTGGTGCGCCCATCGGTATAATTTTTGTTATTTGCATATTATGATCATCGATTACAACTTTACCGCCTTCTGATTCGGTTCTTTGTGCCGTCTCTAAATCATCAATATTTATGGTTAAAGTTGCTTGACCCAAATAATATTTTCCACCCGGTGTTGCTGTAATTGCTTCATCGTTAACCCAATGTACGCGGGCTAATACTTCTACCCCTATTGCATTTTCCAACCAGAACATACCTTTACAGATGGGACAAAGAACATTAAATGAGGTATCATTGATAGCATCATACAAATTATTAGTTGTGCATAAAGGGCAAGCAGTCGGACTATTGTAGTAGAATGTCACAATACGACCAATGTTCTCACGAACAGAATCGATTGTATCTTTCACCCAATCCCTATTAATCGTAGGTATAGTCAAATCTACTCACCCTTTACGCGCGCTAAGATATTCTCATATTTTGTTTTACTATTTTCATAGCTATATTCTTTTAATCCTTTAAAAGCAGCCTCAGACATTTCCTGCCCAATTTTTGGTTTATCTAATAGCCGCTGTCCTAATCCCACAACTTTCTCTAATTCGTAAGGTTTGACTGAAAGAGAAGGAAATAATTCTTCCTGTAACTCCAGCCGATTGGAGCCAATAACTGGTACTCCAAAAAATGCAGCTTCACCTTGAAGTCTGCCGGGAGTATTTCTATCTGTTAAATTGATAACAAACTTACAACGAGTCAACATTTCGTAATATTCAGCCATCTCAACTCTTTGATGAATGTAAAGATTATCCACCCTGTCTGCCCAATACGCACAGTATGGGATTAATTGACTAGGTATAGAAAGAAATACACCTTTTAATCCTGGATTCTTAAGTTGTAACTTTTGAAATGCCAAGATATTACTTATGAAATTCCTATCGTTATCTGACGCACCAACACCTAACCCGATTAAATCTTTATCAGACTTCCTTAGTTCCCCATATTTAGTTTCATAGGATTCAAAAGGAAAGGGTAGGCCAACTTTCATAACTGGCTTTGATGGAGCTGCTATTTGATACCACTCACGTTCTTCTTCCGTGAGGGTCATAATTCCATCTAAATACTGTAAATCGTCAATATATGCAAATTGCTTCTCGGCAGTCAGTTTCGATATATGGGCAGAAAGAGGATGATCAACAAGGCCCAATAGTTTAATGTGCGACCATTGGGTCTTTATTGCCTTACTCCAACCACTAGAATCTATCCACAAAGTTCGTATAATTATATCAAAGTTTTGTGCTTGCTCTAACTTAGTAAGCCACGGAATTTGGAGTACATCCATCCAAGCCCCGTTATCATATTGTCCGCTATTTATTTTATCACCATAAAACATCGCCGTGTCAGAAATGACTTTAGTTCCCACTCACTTTATCCTTTTCTTTATTCCAAGGTTTAGTCCATTTCTTAACATCTTCTTGTGTTAATGTATGGGTTTGTTTCTTTTGCGGCAAATCCTTCCAGAAGGGTTCTTTCTTTTCTTTAACTTCCAACTGTTTCTCCATCCTTTGACCAATAGAATTCTTCGACAGGTTTGTGCATTTGGCATCCTACACAATATGTTGCTCCATAAAAATAGGGGTTACGAGCATAGGTTTCGGATAATTTTTGCCCCATTACTGTTTCTACGCCACAAATACGATGAATATATTTATTCCTAAATGGTCTAATAAAGCCCTTAGCTAATTCTTCGTCAGGTAGGACTAAATAAACTTCATTTTGTGGGCCGGGTTCCGTATCAATACCATGCCCAAGTTTTGGATCGTTTCGATCCGTAGTTAAACTCATTATATCTCTCCCAACCTCAATTTGGAGCCCCAATCTTCCATAAATATTTCATGAGTATCATTAGTTATCCCTAATTTACCCATCGTTTGCGAAGTAAAATGAACATACTCAGCAGTTGGGGAACTCATTATATCATATCCAGCTTCACGGGCTTTAAAACAATACGCTACCTCTGCTCTATAACCCATACCATATTTTTCTTCCATTAAACCAATTTTATCTATTACGTCTCGTTTTATATACCACGCAGAACCTTCTACTGCTTTCTGTTTTTCTATTTTCGTTATCTCGTTTTTATGCTTACCAAAATACTTATGTGCTGTATTACCATCTGTAGCTATGTAAATACCATAATTTATTACTATATCTCGATCAGGACCAAGAGCTTTACCACCTACGATTCCAATCTTTTCATCTGAATATGCTACATCCTGTAATTCTTTTACAATATTACAAAGAACAAACGTGTCATCGTTCATTAATAAAACGTCCGAATCAGGGGGAGCTTCAACCATTATTTTATTACACGCTTTTAACCAACCCATATCATTTTTTAAAACTCTTATATCAGCATCGGGCACATTCTGTAGAATAGAAGCTACACAATTAACTGCTAAGTTATTTCCGAAAAAAGTTGGTATACCAATTAAAACCTTATTCATAGAAGAACTACATGCTCATTATAGAGCTTATATTGCTGTTCATCAATCTTATAATACATCTTCTGCCCGTCATCGGAGATTCCTATATATTCAACCTTGTGAGTATCGTCTAATAATACTTCAGGATTTATTGATCCACAATATGCACAACGCTCAATTCCGTTCTTTTCAACATCCCAAGGTATTCCTTCAGGAAATAACTTATGAGCAAGTTCAGTATCGTGAACTCTTGTGCCAACCACCATTATCTACTCCCGCCTGCATAACCCTCCAGCCAAAATCTATAAGATTCGGGATTTAGTACGTTAGAATATCCACGTAATGGAGCAGTTGTTGCTTTAGCTAATCTATAAATTGGTAGAAACCGTGCTAATTCTTCTATATCAACTTGTAATGGATTTTGCCTGCCTTGCTGCGGATCGAATGCAAAGTCTTGATCTTTGAAGCCAGCCATTTGAACATTACCCATTTTGTAAATGATTGATGCCATAAGAATAATTGGTCTTTTATCTTTCGCCTCCACTGCGGGTTCTACAAAATAAGTCTCAGGTTCGATTAAAGTAATTGCATACTCTCTGGACCAACGAAAAGACAAAGCTTCAATACCGTCAGCTAAATATGCAGCTAATTTTGAATCTGTATCATTGGGACGTTTGTATTGATTCAGATGTCTTTTAAAACTTGGAACGATCGTAAGCAAATTCAATTGACTCCGACTCCTTTAGGTTACAGAAATCATAGCGCTAGGTGAAACTTCCTCATAGCGCTCCATGATTAATTTAATAGTAGGTTCTTTTCTATTCGTTCTCTTTGCAGCTTCAAGTAACTTTAGAATAGTTACATCAGAGGTTATCTCTGGTAACTTACGTCGAAGTGCATGATAGTTTTTAACTATCTCTACCGCCTGCTCATCAGTAATAGAATTAATACTGTATGTCTCTAAAGGCGGTTCTTCTATTTCAATTAAGAGGCCCTTCTCTATTGCATATTTATTTGCCTGTAGAAACTTTCGTAAATCCTCTTTGAATACCGATACGTATGGATTTTCATCATCCAAAAGTGTACCAACTGTATCTTTTAAGTCTGTTCTAACCCCTATACGATAAGGAACATTTTTCTTGTAAAATACTTCTGCCTTTTCCATTATCCTTTCCTCCCTATCCTTGCGCCAATTTAGCGCTTATCCATATTATAACAAAATACAATCTTATAATCAAAATAAAGGGCCACCGATCCTAAAACCGATGGCCCCTTATTTCTAGTTATATTAAAATTATGGTGTCGTAGACGTAACCTTAATCTTAACTAACCCGCGAGCATTCCAAATCATCATACCGAACTGAAGCCAAGTTTCATAATTCCAGTATGGCGGAGTTGGCTCGTTGTCAACATATTCCTTATACTGTGGACCACCATAAGTTACAAATTCACCAATATTTTCGCCAACCACTAGAACAAAGTCTGTTGGAAGTAGCGGCTTCGGAGGGTACTCCGTCTTATCAAATATCTGTGGAATTCGAACAATATTAGTTACACCACGATAAGTTTCAACACCCTGCCGACCATAAGGCGATCGGTTAATAATGGTTCCCTCTGGAGTACCATTCTGAGTGACATAGAAATCATTTGTAGTACCAGCAATAATCTGATACTGAGCAAACGTACTAAGTGGAGCAAGAGCCTGTTCGGTTCCAATAATGGATCGAACACCCCCCTCTGACCAGAAATTAACATGGTCAATAGCCGCATCTAGAACAGTTGCAGTTAATGCGCCTGATGCATCAAGGAAGTTGCTATTTGTAGAACCAGTAATTGTTAGGTTCGCAGCATTAGCTGACGTCCAAATATTACCTAGTGCATTCCAAGTGCGCATAAGAATTGCTTCCTTTAGCGCAGCCTGTACATCACTCTTAACCTTCTCAGGTGTAAATGTAGGGCCACCATGCTCTAATTCTAGAGTATTATATCCTGCCTTAGCAGCAAGAATATCGAGAGATATGCTCATCGCCTTATCCCGAATTACAATCTGCTCAGCAAGTGTAATTTGGCCCGGAACAATTTGCTGTACATGGTACTTACCTTGAAATCGCTTAACTAGAAGCTCGCCAAAGTTCATTTCACGAGTATTCATGAAAGCACCGACTAGATCAAGAGTTAGATATACAGGATCAACATATTCTGTGATTACTTCTGCAAATGCAGCCCGATCATTACGCGCTAACTCTGCAAGAGCTAATCTTTGCTCATCTTTTAGATTTGCATCCTTTTTCATATTTCCTTTTTCCCCTCCTTTAGATTAACTTACTTAACAGAGCCGAATAGCTTAACTGTAATAGTATCTGGACCGAATACATCCTTATCTACAACAAATCCAACTGCGGTAGTACCTGAAACGGTTAACTTACCTTCGTTGCCTGCTGAAGTTGCGGCATATACCGGATCGCTTATGCCATAAGCGCTTGGTCCGCCAACATAATTACCAGAGCCATACGTAAATGTGCCGCGATCCCAAACAAGACACTTAGCACCCGATGGAACTGGAAGATCATAAAAGAGTGGCGAAATTTCATACTCTGGACCAACCGCAGCAGGCCACGGAGTCTGAAATGCCACATCAGGATCAATGGCGAAATTATTTTCCTGATTATAAAGACTGCCATCATCAAATGGGTACAACGTTGTACCATTTAATCCACCAGCATTAAGGAAATATGGACCAGGATTTAGTGGCTTTGCCCAATCAGTTGGGTATAAAGCCTTATCGGCTTCGCCTGCACTTCGGGGAAGAGTCATACGACCATTAGCATCCCTGAAACACAGTCGGCCTCGTGGAGTATCCTGATTAACTCGGCGTCCATCAATATCATCATATTTATTAACGATGAACGTAGTGTGGGTAGGATTACCAGTATCAATTGCTGCCATTAACTTTCAACCTCCTTATACTTAATTTCGAGACATTCCTCGTAGAGCTTCCTTTAGATCATCTAAAGGTGTTTCCTTATCCTGTGCCGTTAGTCGAGGAACCCCTCGATTGGGGGCTGAAGCTAATGCTGTAGTACTTTTCTTAGAAGCGAACTCCTTAAGATCAGCAATATACGTAGCAAAAACCTCGTCATCCATCTTAGCTAATAATTCTTTCTTTGTCTTGGCCTTTTCAGCATCCTCATCAAATGTAAGACCTGCTTCAGCATAAGAGCGAGCACGAGCTTCGATCTTTATTGAGTGCTCTAATTCACCATTACGTGTATTAGCAGCGGCCAAATCATCAAGAGCGGTCTTTAATTCCCCGCGAACCTTATCAAGTTCAGTCGTTGTATCACCAAGAGCTTTTTCTTTTTCTGCCGCAAGAGCAGTAAGTCGTGCAATTTCCTTTTCATCCTTCTCTTCCATTGGTTTACCTCCTTTATCTGCATCTTTTGGCGTTATTAAAGATAAAAGTTCTTCATTTAATTCATCTGTGCTTAATTC